CAGTTAAGGTTTAATAAATAAGCTAAACTTGAGGCTTGATAGGTAACAACTTGTTCTAGATTGTTATTTGGCAATGCCATGAAAAATAATCTCCATTTGTCATGTTATTATTGGAGATAATGATTAAGTTAAATCAGTGATTAGGCGCGTAACCAAGGTTGATTGCGATAATCACTGACTGTGTGAGGACCATTATCCGTTTTTGTTAGTGAAGGCGTAAGTTGAGAGAGTGGGGGCTGTGCAATTGGGCCTTGTTTAGCAGATTGATTTTGTTTAATAGAATCGGATAAACGCTGTATTTCTAAAGCACCCATTTTAGGGTTCAATTGCGCTAATTGTTTCAATATCACTGCTTTACTAGGATTTTTACCTAATTCATACATAATATCTGCGGTATTATCAAAATTATTAGCTAATTGCACAACTTCAGGAAATTTGTGTACTTCGAGATTCGCTAATGTTTCTTCAAAATCAGGATACTTATCTTTGGCTAAACTTAATTTACCTAAAAATTGCTGTGCTATCTGTTGAGCTTGCCATTCATTGGCTTGTTGGGCCGTATGGCTTGCAATCATGCCTTGTACATCTTCTGTCGTTAACGGCGCAAAAGTTGGAGTAAAAGCAGGTGTATTTGCTTGTTGTTGAGCTAATTCTTCTTTAGCTGCTTTTTTACCTTGTTCATACGCATGATGCTTTGCTTGTTTAACGACATTATCAACGACTGATTGCGGTATGTTTTTTTCAACAGGCACTACAGATTCAGTTCCAATGTTTACTTCAGTATTGGTTAAATTTTCCATCGTTACATTTTCACTCATTCTTTATTTCCTCCGACATTTTCCCCGTCACGGTTAAGCCTTAAATATCGTCTAAGTCCCGACTATTTACTCCGGATAGTTCCGTAAAACCTCCACAGTGCAGGAGTCTCAATAAATACCATTTATAGTATTTATTGAGTTATTATCTAAATACTGTATGTAAATAGCGAGTCCATTATATGGGGTTGGTTTTTTCAATATTCTAAAAGGGTAAGAAAATAGAAGAATAGTGATCTGTTTCTTCAAAAGGTACGGATGAAAAATATTGTTTAAACTGATCGTTTCCAATAAAATTTATTTTATGTTTTATTTTGGAAATATCAGTAGAAGTTAGCTCATCTTTTGCATGCTCAAAAACAATTTTAAACATAGTCAGGTTTTGATTTATCAAACCACAGATATCAGGAACTGTAATTAACTCTTTGCTTAACAATTTAGTTTCAATTAAAAGAGTGAGAAAATTGTTTAAGTCATACCAAATTGCAAAATCGAACATATCTTGTATGTTATCTTGAATAAAAGCTTTATTGTCTTTTATAAAGGACTTTAAATAACTTTTTCCTTTATGAGTAAGAATATCTTTTATTAATTCTCCCATTTCTCCGCCGATAACTTCGAATCCCTGTCTGCTTGAGGCAATTTTTTTGTAATTAACTGGTTTAAAGAAATTAGCGCCTCGTTTCATATATTTTTTTTCTTTCAATATAATCCCAGCGTTCATCTTATTTTCAATGCCTAAAAAATTTCTTGTTCGGCTATTTTTCGTAATAAGTTGATCCAGGGTTTGATTCTCGTTAATAAAGCTATTTTTCAATGAATCGGGTAATTTAGCTAATCCCTTAAATGATTGCATGTTTTTAAAAATAAAGGCTAAAGAATTAGGAGATGATGTATGATCAAAATAAATAATATTCTCTCGTGCAGGAGAGTTAAAGTTGAGCAAATCATCCCAATGTTGGTTTCTATTAGATAAGCGAAAAAGATGATCTAAAGTAAAAAATGAGCAATGCTCAAAATCATATTGTATTTGAACTCCTCTATAAGCAAAAATTATAGGGTTTAAGTCTAAAGCTGCTTCTTTTATTATCTCAGCACTAGTATCATTTACTGAAGCATCAAGAACGAGTAAATAAAGCTGATTATTTTTAATATAACAATCTACACTAAACCAATGGCCCTCATTTTCTATCGCCAGTTGAAAACGAGTAGGAATTTTAGAGTCATGAATATTTTTAGAAAGTAATTTAAAGAAAAAAATGAGTTCACTATCACAGTTTTTTATACTAAAAGCTTCAGCAGACAGTACAAAAATATTTAAGTTTTCCCTACGTAATTTTTTCTCTTCGATCAAGCCATGCATTTTTTCTAAATATAAAAAAGGGGCTATAGGGGGCAATGGTAATCTTGGCATTTTTTTACTCTGTATAAAAACTTGCCTAAAGTTTACTCATCCAATATTAAAAAAAAGTTAAATCCTTGATCTATTGCTTATGTATCATGCTAGTTTTCATCGCCCACTCAATCTCCTTAGCTAAACGTTCAGTTTGAGCTTTTTCGAGCTGAACAAGATTTTGATTATGAGCCATTTGCATATCAGCCATGAGTTTCATGCGATCGGTAGCGATGGATTCTTTGCTTAAGCCCAATTCCATGGTTTTATGTGCATGCTGTAGTTGATTGCGTTGTAATTCCGCTGCTAGCTTGGTTTTTTCCACATTGAGTTTTTCTTGTAGAGGATTGGGTTGGTTCATTTGTTGCTGTTGTTGTGCTTTTATTTGCTGGACGAAGGTTTCAGTTTGCGATTTAAGTTGATCAATCCCCCGTATTTCTAAATTATCCAATAAGATGGGTAATCCTTCGGTATTGATAAACTGGGCAAACAAAGGTGAGGCTTGCATCAAGGCAATGATTTGCTGTAAGGCTCTGGATTTTTGAATGGCAAAATTAACACCAGCACTCACACAGACTTCTAACTGCTCCGATCGGTATTTGAGATCAATTCCGTCTTGTTGATTAACAAGTGCGTAATTACGTTTACCATCAGGTAAAGTTATCGGTAAAGTTCTAGGAGTTACATAGTATTTCGGAATGAGGTCTACAATGATTTGCGCCACTTGATTCAACGATTGTAAGAAACTCACCACATACGGCATAGCGGCCGCATTGGATAGCGTTGCTCCTTCCACAATCGCCACACCACTTAGCTGGTTGTTGTTAATGCCGAGTGATGCATCATAGGATCCTAAAATGGATTGCATCGTGCTATCGGCACCTGTAAAGGTTTGAATGATTTCAGGTGGCGCACTCACACGTCCAACTTCTTGCGGTGGCGGTAATGGGATCATTCCCTGACTACCTTCTAGAAAGGCGTTATAAACTAAAACACTGGCTTTTTGAGGATTTATATAGGCTTCTAAATATTTCTCAGGGATCGATTCAGCAGCGACTTTCCATTTGTGCATGACCATGTTTTCGAGTTCATTGGCTAGGCATTGCCCTGCAAAGTTTTTTAATTTTTGATTACCTAAAGCATGATAGACATAAGGACGCGTTACTTGTTTCGCTTGTCCATTGTTAGTCAAACGTATCGAATTTCCATCGACGTAAACGATCGGTAAAAATTGATAACTCGTCTCCTCATGACTTAATACAGTAGATTCGATCAAGCGATAACGCTGAATAGTTTCTAGGTAAGTCGTACGTTCCTCTACGATGTGAGGAATCTGATCCAGTCTGCCTGTTTCCTGCCAGTATTGGGCAAGCTTTTGATGCTCTTCTGTTAACAAAGTATGGCCATTACTTAAACGAACCAATTTCTTAGATTTTTTCTTTTTAACGTAATAATCACACAACAGTAAAATATCTTCTTGTTGGTTTTGATAGGACCAATTAAAGCCTTCTAATTTAGAGAATTTTAAGGTAGATAAATCAATATCAGGATACTCTGCCTGAAATTCTTCTTTGGTTTTTGGAATCAATTCAAAACAATAACGACCATCACCTTTATGCGGTAAAATTGCTAACGGATCAAAACCAACTAACGTAGGGTCGTATACTCTGCCGATTTTGATCACTTGATCAAAGCTTTTTTCATGTTGATATTCAGTCCATATCTTCATGGCACTAAAGCCACCACTTAAGATATCGGTATAAACTTCATAGGAACAGCCATTATGATTGGCTTCATCAAAGATCGATCGCAAATGACCTTCTAAAATTAAAGGTAAGTTCGGATCTAATCCGCTGTGATCTAATAAACGCACAGCAATAGAGGGCTCTTGTTTAGAAAATTCACCTCTTAATCGAGAAATAAAAGCTTCTAAGCTATTAAATTCTAAGATGGGCTTTTTTGTTTCTTTTAAAGCGGCTCGATCGGCCTCGGATAAAGAAGATTGAAAAACAAACTGTCGAAAATAATTAAATCGTTTTACATTGTCTTGAAAGTATTCATGACTCTTTTCAATATTCTTTTTAATACGGGTTAATTGATCCTGGTGTACTTGAGCTATCATAGACGATCCTCTCTTAATCGATTAACCTGCTGAAAATGTCCTGCTAGCTTTGAGATAATGCGATTAACTTCATGACGATGCTGGTTTTGAAAAAAAATAGATTGCTCGATTAACCCTAGCTTGATGCCGTCGTATAGGGTGTCGGCAATATCATCAAAACGATGCGTATTGTTAGCGGTAATTTTCTTACAGTGAGTGATACAGAGCTCAGTATGTTTACCTTGGAGCGGTAAAGAAACTCTTTGGCTCGCGATAATCGGCTGGATCTCAAGAAAGCGTGTGATTTTACTGCCTGACTGAATGGTGCGTTGTATTTCTCGTATCTCAATACCACGCCAGCTTTTTAAAAGTGAAAGCAACATTACACCGGTGGATTTCTTTTCAATCGCAATAACACTCGGTTTTACTTGATGGCGGCTTGCTAGCGTATAAAAATGACGTAGTTCTGATTCCAGATCTTTAGGTTCAATATGCAATTCAACGCAATCGATCCAATGCAGTCCTAATGTATCCGTCTCTGCTGTTTCGTTCTTTATTTTATATATACCCCAGAAACTAAATACCGTGGCATCATTATAAGTTTTATCGGTCTCTGCGGTATCAATCGTTATAAAGGTTGCTAAAAAGTTTGGCTCTTCATCTAATAAATAAAACCATTCGGGCTTAAATATTCCACCACCGGCAGGTTGCGGATCCTGCTGATATTGCGCAGCAAACTCATAAGGCCGTTCTTCTTGGAGCTTTAATAATTGCTTTTCATTGTGCATCAAGGGATTTAAAACATTACCGGCAGAATCCAAAGCCGGTAAAACAAGTGTTTCCCAGGATTGTGTTTTAATCAAATGACTGGGTAAGTCGGCTTCATGTAAACGTTGGCCAATAAAGATAATGGGTGTTTTACCAGGAGCATTCACACGGCTTTGTAAGGTGTTGTAATACCAATCAATCACCCCTTCACGCATGACATCACTGGTCACTTCATCCGGCTTATGAATATCATCAATAATAATCGCACCTGAGAAACGATCGATATTCTGCAAGCCTGCGCCTCGTCCTGTAATCGTTCCACCACTACCCGCTGCAAACACACAGCCACCTTGTGTTGTTTCGAAATTGTCTTTAGCACTAGAAGTATCAGATAAATTAACATCAAATAATTTCTTATACTGCGGCAAGCTCATAATCTGACGAATGGTCTGTGTTTGTTTTTTTGCTAGGGAATGAGAATAGGAAACATAAAGAAATTGTGAATCGGGATAACGGGATAGGCTCCATGCTACAAAATGAATGAGTAATTCCGTCTTACCATAGCGTGGGGGAATATTAATTAACAGAAGGGGTATTTCACTGCGTAATGTCCGCGTTAACGCTCGGCAGAGAGTTATCACATGCGGTTCGCGGCAAGTAGGCTGAGAAACGGTAAATTCACGCCCCGTACGTAATTGATAAAATACCTGGGTAAATAATAATAACGATCCCCAAAGTGTAGCTTTGGTTAGCAAGGCGCTTTGAGCATTCTCAATATTCTTTACCATGTTTCTTAATAAGATCTTCGAGTTGTTGCAGATCAGGATCAGCTTTTATATTAAAGTTGACATGCCTTTCTGCTGAGTAATGAC